CCAACTTCAACGCATTCTCTTCATTTTTCTTAAAGATTTCCAAATCCCCCATACTCTGACAGACCTCGATCGAATAATAGTTCCGGTTTCCGTCTGTCTGCCCGCAGTGCCATGCTGCGTAGGCATCATCTTCCGCATACAAGATCCCGTCACTAGCTACATAGGCATGCGCAAATCCATTTTCCAGCGGATGCGTTTGCAGCCATTTTTTGTAAAACGCTGCGTTTGCATTTTGTGATCCTGCATCGTTGTGAATAAAAATTCCTCTCGGATTTCCACCTCTAAGTCCTGCTACTCCTCTACAAATACTCATGTTCTTCTCCTTTCTTCCGGCATTTGCACCGGCGCAAAAGAGGACGATCACTCGCCCTCTGAATCTCCATCTTTATTTACGACCTTGTCTGCAACCTCTAAACCTTTAATCAATATAATCGGCACGTTAAATCCAGCTTCTACGAAATTTTCCAAAATCGAGCGAATCTCATTTATAAGCAAGCTGGCCAGTACGAACCATCCAAGCAATGTAGTGATCCCTAAATCTACACCGATCGCCTTACCGATCTCGATAAAGATTGCCGATGCCCCAAACGCAACCATAATCATAAGCCAGTACCCCAACTTCTTAAGGACGCCTTTCCAGCCTCTGACAGAGTTTTCTTTGTTGGCCATCTTGCTCTTCATCCACCCGGTTATCCAGTCTGCTACATTAAGTAGCAAAAAGGCTGCAAATAAGATCCAGTGCTCTCCTAATATGTAGGACAACACCGCCACAATCGCTCCTGCAATCGCATTGTATCCGTCAATAATTGCTTCTGCATAATTCATTTTCATATTCCTCACTTTCCTTTCTCGTTATGCAACTTCTTTCCAGAGACTCTCAGATCCAACTGCACCCGGTTCCCACACATTGCTGTCTACAAGAGACTCCCACGTTTTCCCTTTATGTGTTACCCTATCACCTTTTTTGTATGGGTTTGTGCTGTTTGGCTGCTCCCACGGCAATACTTTTCCGGTCGGATCTGTAAGCACCTTAGCATATAAACTTGAGGCGGTGTCCGGCGCCCAGTCCGCTTGAGATGTATGGTTTTGGAGTACCTTATATAGCGCATCTTGGTAAGTAATATACTTTCCAGTCTTGTAGGCTACTCCATCGCCGCTCCATAAATCGTACAGATCTGCTACCTTAAGAGCCTGCTCATCATCTGTAATTTTCTCTGCAGATATTTTAGCCATCGCAAAGACAGACGCATACGTTCCCGGTGCTCCACCGTTGCCACCGTTTTCCTTCAGTGCTTCTATGTCCTGCTTCGCTGTTTCCAACTTAATCCCCATGTCATCCAATCGCTCCTCTGTTGACAGACCGGCTTTATTATTTACAACTCCATAAATTCCACCCGGATATATCTCAGTATGATCGTATCCCGTGTAATTTTCCAAGGTATCTATGATCTGCCCACGTTCTGTGACGTTCATCACCTTTGTTTTTGTTGCATCCTCAAAGATTTCTTTCAGCTTTTCCGGCGCAATTCCGATTGTCAAGAATTGCACCGCACCACCGATTTTTTCATATGACTGTATCGGCATATCAGTTGCATCATTAAAAATAAGTTTCATGTTATCATTCCTTTCTAAAAGATCTGTTTTCTGACTCCGATTGGAATACGCAATAGGAAAGATGCGTTACAATTAAATACACCAAAAAGTAATTAATTATCAAGCACACTCCCACTCAGCGTCGATAAAAAGGTAATTATTTGTAGCTTTTGGGATGCAGAAAAACAGATTGCCGTTTGCTTTTGCTAAAGAGGTACAGGCAACTGGATTTTTATACGCTCCATCTGATGCAGTTACATTGACAGCAGTATCAATTAACGGTCGGTACTGTGACGGTATCGTAAAAGCATTGTTGTACACATTATTTGCAACAATTATAGAGGTTGTGTAGATTTCCATATTCAGATGTATTGCGTTACCAATCTTGTAAGAGTTGTTTGCTATTACTTTCCAAATCCCAGTGTTCAATCCGAGATCAGTCGGTGTGAGCGTCTTTTTATCGTGATACAACTGTAACTCCGACAAATCTTTATTTATCGTAGGGATTGATGGCACAACCTTTAACATCTTCTTTACATCTGTTACATTAATCCCGCTCAAGTGCACTTCAAACACCGGACAATCGTCAACGAGATCCCCCTCCTGTAAATTTCCTTGCGTATATGTCGGCACTGACGGGGATCCTGATGTCGGATTTCCCATAATTACAATCCACTCATTTTTCTCAATCCCGGTCTCATTGTTTTTGGTATACCTGTTCACAACGAGATCAATTCGCTTCATTCCCTGTGATCCATTTCTGATTGTAACTGTGTCGTATGTACCTAAATCCACCGTAGATAAATTACCGTGGTGACTCATAATTCCGCTTCGGATTTTGAGGCTGTTGTTCGATACAAGTTCCGGCTCTAAGAGATCCCCGCTTGTCAAAATATAACTTTCCTGCCCCACAGTGCCCTCCACGAACTGTCGAAACTGCTGCGCGGTAACATGTGGTGTTCCTGCTTTTCCTGTCATTATTTTCATTCTTCGCCGTCTCCTTCCAATTTATATGTTTTTGACTCAACGTCGTTTATAATCTCGTAAACGATATTTTCCACCGGTTTCGCCATATATAATCCTGTCAGATAATCCCTGCCGCCTACAATATCACCGATACCCACATCTATCCCGAGTTTTGCGACATCCATTTTGAACGTCTTCTTCCCTGCCAAGGATCGAAGCCGATCTTCTGCGGCGGACATAAGCTCATCCGTTTCTGTCGAAGTATTTTCATAAACTTCTGCAATCTCCTGGAGTCCGGTGTAATGCTTCTTCGTCCCGATCTCACCATTCTCCTGTACATACAGATGCAGGATATTTCGGTCCTGTAATTCTCCTTTTCCTGTCACGATCAGGTGATTCACGCCATCGCGCTTATCATCCATCGTATAGTTAAGCTTGCAGTCTTTGGACAGCTCGACTCGGTTCGAGTAATCCACGATCGGAACTGCTTCAATATAGAGATATCCCAGCTCGTTCTGTTCCCGGCGGAATGATAATTGCAACCGGTACCCTTTGCTTTTCAACATCTTCACAATACCATCGTATAAGGTGCAGTATCGATCAAACTGATAATTGCTGACAGTCACCCCGGTATCTTCCTGTGACACAACAAAGAGCCCGTCAAATTCGGGCTCTATCAGTTCTTTCATGACTGTATGCAGTTCGCCGGATACGGTCTTATAGTCTGATCCGACAGGTGGCTCTATGATCTTCTTTGCGAGACGTCCCCGCCAAGACAAACCTTTCGCCTCCACGTAGTCTAGCGTGGTATCTGTCAGGATCTCGCCGATGATCCCGCCGTATTCAGTACCCATAATGTAGATAAGACTGGAAAATGTAAGTTCCTCACGCCAGTTACTCCGGGCAATCTGTACAGAAAATGTCCTGTCGCCATTAAGATCTACTGTTATGTTGGAATCTTTTATCACACCAAGTTCCCGCAACTCCTGATCAGCCAGTATTACCATTTTGCTTCCCTCCTCTCCAAGAACAGAGTAAGATCAAATCCGAATTCCCCCGACCAGTTGATCTTCAGTAAACCAGACGGAAGTTGTTCAAAAATTGATTTTCCCAAAGCTCGATCATGAAACAGGTTTTGAACTGTTCCATTCACGAGATATTTCTGCACAGTATAATCGCGGCTATCGATAATCATATACTCTTCCTTTTCGAGCGTCACAAAAACTTCAATAATTTGCTCATTAATTAAGATACGTGGATTCAAACACGGACCATACACTATCATCTGATAATCGTTTGATCCGATATGATCAACTTCCCATACTGCAGTTCCTTTTCGCGCGTCCGTAAAATCAAAAAGAAAATTAAACGGAAAATTCAAGCCTTCTAAAGCACTGGCTTCTGTCTGCGGATAAAATGACCTGCTTTCCACCATCACCCATGATAACTTTTCTGCCGTAAATAACAGTTCGGTTTCGATTACAGTAAATGACTTCCAAGTGACCTTCTTCGACGCTTTGATCCTGCATGGGAGATATGTATCATTCACATACAGCTTTCCAAATTTTCCAGCTTCGGCATCCGCACCAAGAACACTATATAACTGCTCCATATTTTGGGATACATCCTCCTCATTCTTCCCAAAAACATCAAGCTGCACTGTCCTGATAAATCCCCCGACATCATCCTCCCATTCTGCGTCAAACCAATCAGCCTCTGCGGTAAGAAATGGATAAGACAGCAGATTCAGTATTTCTCCTTTAGAATTTTCATAGTATGCTTTTATCATATCCGTGGTATCGCTCCTTTCGGCAGTGACTTGTCGATCCTCTCTGTTCCCAAATAAATTGGCGCAGGCTTTTGTTTCTGCACTACTGCTGCAGTATATTTCCCAACCGCTTTTGCAAGCCGATTTATTTCTGTATCGGATAAGTGCAGCATCATTTCCGCCTGGTGTTTATTTAAGATCATACTGTTTGTTTCAATTCCAAAGGATCTTGTTACCCTCGCAGCATTCAACGCCATCGTTTCTCTCATCCGATCTGTCACACTGGACATATCAAGCGATTGCAGCGCTACATTTGCAAGCTCCTTCGATGCATTTCCTACACGCTTTTTCTCACCGGCAATTCCAAGCTCAAAACCCTGCCCGAAATACTTGCCGAGCTTCATCGTTTCTTTTGAAGGGGAATGGGAGTCGATCGTTGTTTTTGCAGACTCTAACGCTTGTGCCGCCAAATTTGCGGCTGCCACAACCCCCTGACCGACCCACGCTTGGATTCCGGACACAAATCCTGAACCAAACCCGTATCCTGCATCATATCCTGTCTTTGACCTTGCCCCTGAATCTGCGCTGTCGTTGATTGTTCTACCTGCCGTCTTTGCGCGATCCGACTGGCTCTCCATTCCTTCCGCATATTTTGACGCCGAATCCTTACCGGTTGACTTAAGTGTTCCATCCTCGCTTTCGATTGCCGCGATCATCGCCTGCATTCCGCTTTTCGCTTCCTCGCTTAAGTTCCCTTCAAGATCTGCATTTTTCATCGCGGTAAGCAATTTCTGTGCGCCATCTGCACCGACACTTTCAAGCAACGATTTCATATTTTCGGAAGATGATCCGATTGTATTAAGTGCAACTCCCATCGCATCCGCAGTACTATCAATCGTAGACTGCTGCACCTCTGCAAGCCCTTGCTCCTGCGCCGTAAGGATCGACAATAAAGAATCCCCAGTTGTCTGCGCCTGTTCAAGAGCTGCTTTTGACCCGGAATCCAAAGTCGTATCCAGTCCGCTTTGTATTTCCGCCAATGCGCTGTTAATTTCCTCTGTACTGCCACTCATAACAGCCTCTGTCAGTTTGTTGTAATCAGCAATCACTTTCTGATTATCTTTCACAGCCGCTTGATTTACATCGAAAGCCGCTTTTTGTTCTTTCAGCTTATTATTGACGCCCTGCAATTCATCTTTGATTTCAGCGTACCTGCTTGCATCCGCATAGTTTGTCGATTTCGCTAATTCTGCCGCCTCTGCTTCCAGTGCAAGCTTCTCATCTTGGAGTCGGTTTACATCATTGTAGGACTGCGCCAGTTTTGCTACATTTTCAGCCTGCTCTTGGATTGCCTGTGCATATTCGCTTTCCATCGAATCCATAACCGCCTGTGCTTTTTTCGCGGCAATCAGATCATGGATTGATCCCGTAAGCTGCTGATAATTACCGATCACCCCATCTGTCAGGGCAATCTCCATTCCAAGCGCGCTCGACAGTTCACCGGCGATATAATTCGCCCTTGCCTCATAACCGTCCTTTACACGCCCATTTTCATCGGTGATTTTTGTCAGCTCGTTCCATAAGGACTCAGCTTGATCTATTTCCACTGTGCTGGCGTTAATCGTTTTCTGACGTGCTGCTGCCTCTTCCTCAATGTTTTTAATTGCTTCTTTAGACGCTTCGATATTTTCTTTTTGATTCTCCGTTAGTTCTCCTGTGGCAGATGCTGCGCGCTTCTGAGTAAGTGCATACGCGCCGATTCCAGCAACAAGAGCCCCGATTGCAGTAACGAGCAGTCCGATCGGGTTTGCCTTCATGACGGCGTTCCAAGCAGCCTGCGCCGCCGTCGCAAGTTTAATCTTTCCGGTGCACACGCCAACAATCATCTCTTTTGCTGTCAGTGCTCCGGAGGCTGCAAGAACTTGAAGAGCATTCGCTTTTTCTGCCGCGGACAACATTTTCGCTGTCGCTGCCAAAGTTTTGGCTGCTTTATTTGCACTTGTCAATACCTTATAGCCTTTAAATGCTACAAAAGCTGTTGTTGCAGATGCGGCAAGCAAATCCAAGTGATCTCCGGCAAAATCTAAGGTTTTCGTAAGCGGAGGAAGCGCAGCATCTGACAGTTTCCCAACAACATCGATTACATTTTCTAACGTATTTACAGCCGTTTTCCCGGCTTTTTTTAACCCGCCTGATTCCAACGATTCGGAAAGTGCATCAATCGCCTTTTCCGCCGGTTTTCGTAAACTGTTCGGAAGCAACTCCGCCAAACCACTGGCCAGCGCGTCTGCTACATCCCCGGCAGCTCCAAGCAATTTTCCTTTATTGTTTACGATACCGGATGCAAACGACTCGATAAAGCTAACCGCCGCATCGATCATTTCCGGGGCATGTGATGCCGCTGCTACTGCAAGATCGGCAAATTCATTTCCCGCCACATTCACAGCCGCTGCAATTCCTCCGTCTGTCAATGCGTCTGTAATGTTATTTACACTTTCTGTTGCACTTTGTGCTGCCTCTTTTAAGCCTCCTGACACCTTTTCGTAGAAGACGATCGCAAGACTTTCCGCTGATCCGCCAAGCTGCTCCACCGCTCCTTTTAAGTTATCCTGCATCGTTTCAGCCGCAGCTTTCGCTGATCCGTCACAGGTTCGATAAGACGCTGTCAGTTCATTGATCTTACCTTCGCCCTCATTGATCAACGCCAACATTCCCGCAAGCGATTCCTGCCCATAAAGAGTAACAAGGTAATTATTCTTCTGCTCGTCCGTCATTCCGGCCATTGCATTCCGAAGCATTCCAACCTGATCAGACAAGGATTTCATTTTCCCATCTGCATCATAGAAAGAAATACCTAGGTCATCCATAGCGTTCTGCATATCATCTGTCGGCTTAGACAATCTTGAAATTGCTCCGCGGAGCGTTGTTCCGGCTTGACTTCCCTGTATGCCGGCATTCGCCATAATACCGATTGCCGCTGCTGTCTCCTCAAAAGATAGTCCTGCCGACCGTGCAAGAGGCGCTACATACTTCATCGCCTCTCCGGTTTCTGCCACAGAGGAATTTGTCCGGTTCGCATTTTCCGCAAGGACGTCTGCCACGTGCCCCGCTTCTGAAGCCTCCATGCCGAAACCTCGCAGGGCGGACGTTGCAATGTCAGAACTACTTGCCAAGTCCTCTCCTGATGCCGCTGCCAAGTCAAGAAGCCCCGGCATTGCCTCCATTGTTTCCGTTGTCGTAAATCCTGCCGCCGCAAGGTTTTCCATCCCTTCTGCCGCCTGTGATGCCGAAAACGATGTTTCTGCGCCAAGCTCGATCGCTTGTGCCTTTAACTTTTCAAATTCTTCTCCTGTAGCACCGGAAATTGCTTTTACACGCGACATCTGCGACTCAAAATCAGCGCCGGTTTTGGCTGCCGCAGTCGCGACTCCGGCAAGTGCCGTCGCTGTTCCTGTTATTGCGGCGGCTGCTACTTTTAATCCTTTAGTTGCGACTTTCTCAAGATTTGTGAGTCCTTTTTCTATCCCTGACGAATCCAAATCGGTTTCGATTACAACTTTTCCGTCTGCCATTTCATCACCTGCCTAACAATTTGCTCACGTCTCCTCCGTGAATCAGCGCTTCTTCGATCAATCTTTCCTTTTCGCTCATCGGTGGAAGTTTTGGCTCTAATCCATAATACCTCTGCATCGCCCGGTAAAATTCCTGTTCGGTTTTGGATAAATTCTTATTCCCTGTGTCGATCGTCCGGTACTCCATCACCTTTTGCAACCTCGTACCGTTTCCGAGGTTTTCCAGCAGAATCATAAACTTCCACCAGTGCATACTGGATTCCTGTAGATCGATTCCGTACTGCTGCATAAATCCCGCATAGATCAGATCTGCGTCTTCCTCAAAGTCAAACGGCTGCTTGTCATTGATCCCTGCAATCTTCCTCGGAAATTTCTTTTTCTCCTTTTCCCTTCCGCACGAAAAGAACCAGAACATCCGATCGATATGCTCTTCCGTTACAGTCATCCGCTTTACGTTGTAAAACAATCTCAGCATGAAAAGAAGATCATCCTCTGACAGTTCCGCTTTTCTTCCCTGTATTTCAAAGCAACGTAAAACAGTGTGGAAATCCGCATGTATCGGATATTCCACACCGCTCACTGTTACACTCTCCGGGAAAGAATCTGTTAAGATGCTCATGATCTCAGAGCCGGAAACTTGCCGACCTTCTTCAGTGAATCCATCACTCTTTCATAAACTTCATTTTGTCGAATCTGCTCCGTGACAAGCTGCCCATAAGCATCCAAGTGCATGAGCAGATCATTTCCTTCTCCACATACCGATTCCCCAGTACCTTCACCGAATACATTGTCAAACATACCCTTGATCCTGCTGCAGAGATACCTGTTTTTTTCTACCTCAGTACCTGCCGGCATTTCTTTTTTGATTTCACCCATTTTCTTCAGTTCTTCAAAATATCGTTTTTTCACATCTGCCTTATCTTCATCGTATAAATGAAAATCCAGCTCTACTCCATGAATCTGCATCTCGCATATCTCCTTTCTCAGATCATCTCAAAATTACGCCGCAGCGCCTTTTTCCGTGAATGTCTTTGTCGTTGTGTCGAACGATCCCTCTACCCAGTCAGATACAGCGAGAAGATTTCCAGAACCCTGAATCTCTCCGTCATTGTCTGAAAAGTCAGCAACTTCGATTGCCACTCTTCTACGCTTTGCTTCGAATGTATTCTGTTTATCAGCAACCGGTTTGTTCATATAGACTTTCACATACAGTGTTTCTGCTTCTGCTCCGGTTTTCTCATTCTCTCCGATATCTACAATAAAGGCGATTGCTTTTTCCGAACGGATCAAGTCAAATTCCAATGGTGCTGTCCATTCATAAGATCCTATGGACTGCGTTGCTGACTTCTGATTCACGTATCTTTTAGAAGATGTCTTCGCCGCTGGAGAATTATCCAACTGCGTTACTCCAAAACCAAGCAGTTCATACTGCGGAGACCCAGTCCCCCCACTCACATCAATATAATCCGGCTGCTGATATCTCTGTTCTACTCCACCTTTTGTTCCTGCTGTAACAGCTGCTGCCATCACACGAGTCACTTCGCTACTACCCATTGTTCTACCTCCGTTTAAAATAAATAAATTGACATTGTATCCTGTATTGGCAACTTGTTCCCTCATTATCGTATAGATAACCGTTTGTTGTTGCCCTGATTGATTTACTCTGTAACTGACCGGATAATACCGGAAGAATTCCCTCTCTTGTGCAGTCCTCCAGCCAGTCAGAGAATTTCTCATAAAACTTCGCAGTGTCCTCATTTTCTGCCGGTCCATACAGTTCTCTGGAGCACAGTGAAAATACATACTGCCTCACGGAATCTCCATTTGCATACCTCTTTACGATCGGGTCTGCCGGAGTTTCTTCAATGCTGTACATCGTTGGTTGATCTTCGAGTACATCCATATTCACTACTGGGAATGTTGCCTGCTCAAATTCTTTCAAAAAAGGGCAGGTTTCTATAAATTCCTTTACCTTTACCGCTACGCTCATTTTGTCTTACCTCCACAAAAAGCAGCTACCGACCGGACAATTTCCTTGCCTCGGTCTGCCCACATCCGCTCTGTCCAGTGTGATCCACGCAACCCATCACCTTTATGTTCGTAATACTGTCTCCTCGCATAAGGAGTGTTGTAGGTAATGCTTGTTTTTGTTTCTACCGCCGTATTCTTTAACTTACCGGATCGTTTCGGAACGTATGGATCGGATAATCTGCGTACTTCATGGGTAAAGAACCTCTGTCCTTCCCCGTTCTTGTTCAGACTCCTTTTTAAAAGTATCCGATCCGTCGAATCGATCTGTAATCGAATCCTCGCCATCATGATCCTCCCCCTATCCGAATATGTTTAGATGCACCAAAAAAATTCTCGGAATGACTTAGCACTTTACCTACAATCCCCGAGAATTCTTTCTTTATCTCATCAATGCCGGAAACCTTAAAGTTTCCACACCACCGCCCCACAATAAACAAATCCCCATTTTGAACCGTCCATCTGCCAAGCAGATCCGTCAACGCTGTAAACTCTTCCGGCGATATCCATCCAGAGCATTCCTCATATGGAATCCTGACCTGATAAGAATCTGCGCTAGTCAAGCCTCCTGTCATCACCGAAGTTTTCTGATCCGTGTGAAACCAGACATCTGATATATAATGCGGAATATATACAAATTTTTTCGAGTCTTTATCTGAACGCCTGTTAAAAATCGTGATTTCTGCATTTGTTAACATTATCACACCCCCAAATACAGTAATCCTGTATGCATCAGGCAGCACTCGGCAATTCGGTACAGTTTCGTTCGGATCGTAGTTTCCTGATCCTGCCCTTCTGTAATTTCTGTTGCCCACGTAACCGAATAACCGTCTGTGTTTTCTGTTTTTTTGATTCCTTCCGCATATTGTTTCTCAACATTGTAAATTGCCTCTGCCATATCACAGAGACAATTTTTTACAAGGTTTTCAAAGGGTGATTCTTTCCATCCATCTGTTGCAAACAGATTCATGTATGCTTCCGCTTTTCGGATCACACATGGGAATTCATTTTCCGGGATCATACATCCTCCGTAATGATCCGTATAATAATTGTATACCACTTCCTGCATACGATCCTCCCATTCTTATGCCGCCGCAGTATGTACATAGATTGCCACTTTCTTATTATCTTTCGCTTCTGCGATACCCACGGTACGATACCCAAACTTCCAGGCATCCGCATCCTGATTCGCATCCGGCGTAATAATCTTAGATACCGTGTGTTTCTGATTCTGGATTACTGCATTCTTGTCAACAATCAGGAAATCAATTTTTTTACCACCTGTTGTTGTAAATCCTCCCGCTCCAGATGCCGTAAGAGTCACTTTGTCATAAAAACGCCCTTCTGGTACCTCGATAACACCTGCCCAACCATCAAGCACCTTCTTTGATGCTGTGGTGTCAAGATCCTCGATGTCCCCTTTAAGCTGCGCGGAAATGTACAAATAACAAGTTTCCGGCTTTGCTTCCTCATTTTTAATAACGGTTTTTCCTTTTCTAATCGCTGCAATTCCAGCTTTCGCGTCTGCAATCGCTTCCGCAACCTTATTTGCAGACGGTGCATATCCGGCATAAGAAGCTAATCTCCACGCATCCAGCTCTGGAACTACCTGTGTTCTCAAAAATTCTCCGGAAAGACGTCCGAAGGCAACACCTGCCGATTCGATATTGTCCATAGCGTCCACAGTAAACATACGCCCACGATCATAAGTGCACTTCTTAGTCTCGTACTCAAGTGTCACATCGCCTGCAACATATCCCGTCTGCTTATTATAATTTGCAAGACCGGACATCGTCATTTTAGGAATTAAAATTTCATTCGCGTTTGCACCTTCTTTTACGAGCTCGTTCGGTCCGTCCAAAACGGCTGTAAGGGATGCCAGTTTGTAAACTTCATCAAGCATAGTAGAATATGCTTTTCTTAATGCGATTGTATTTGCCATATCTTTACCTCTTTCTTTCTAAAAATTATTTCTCTGCCGGAAGTCCCATAGCCGCCCTGATTGCTGACAGATTATCTCCGCCTACATTGACGCCGCCCCCAGTTGCTCCCACTGCATTTTTAAACGGCTCATCAGAACCGAATAAATAAGCATCGGACTCCTTTACGGTTTCCAATGCCTTCTTAATATCCTCGGACTGGTTTTTAGACGCTTTCAATGCATCTATATCAAGCATGGCCATGACTGCCTTTTCGTTTCTTCCTCCGGCTGTCTTGATGGCTTCTTTGATGGTATCAGAGAAAATACGGTCTGCTTCTTTGGCAGCATACTCCGCATCCTTGTCCTTTAACTGCTGATTGAGCTTGTCAATTTCACTCTGCATGGCTGCCGGATCTACATCCTTAAACTTTTCCAAAGATTCCGTTGCAGTCGCAAGCTGGTCTTTATAATTATCCCTCTCACTTACGGCTTTCGTTGTCTTTGCCTGTTCCACAGCAACATCCTTTCCATTCTCCGCCATGATTTTATCAATGGCATCCTGTTCCAATCCAAGTCCTTTTAAAAAATCTGCCTTCATGTTACACTCTCCTTTCTTCCGTTCTTTTACGTCTGCCGGAAAAAGACAATAAAATAAGACGCTTTACCCTGCGTCTTAACGGGAGATAACCGGATCACCTCCTTTCTATTTTTCATAAATCACATCCAGCCCATAAGCAACTGCTGCATCGTGCTCAATCCTGCATCCTCTTGTATTCTCCCAACCTTTACAGAAGTATACCGCATGGCATAAGCTCATGCTTTCCAAAGACTTTGCCAGGAAACACAGTGGAATCTGAACCACGCCTCTTTCTTCCATACTTTCTTTGCTATACCACTCATCAGTAAAAAGGGTGTTCACAATCTCGTACCCTTTCTCCCGCAATACTTGAATTGCTCTCTCTCGTGTCTCCTTGATTTCCTCTTCCGTTTTTCCAGCCATCGGCTGTGATAACATTGCTTTCATCATAACCTTTCACCTTTCCTTTCTTAAAAATGGGTACAAAAATACCACTCACTCCGAAGAATGAATGGTATCTATACGACTGCTTTCATAGCCTTGTCATATTCGATTTTTAATTTTCTTTTGAAATCTTCGATTTCTTCTGGCTTCATACCAGGTTCTCCCAAAGCACATACATCTGGTGTCTCATCATTCAGTATTTCCGTAGCCCTTGGCTGCTCTTCATGCATTTCATCATAGTGCACTATCAACAAGCCTTCTAGCTCGCACGAAAAATCATAGATGTCATCAGGTGTATTTTCCAAAAAATCTTTGATGTAATTCATAATTTTATTAAACATTTTCCCACACCTCCTTAGGATTCTTACGCCTTACAACGGACACTATATCGCCTGTTATTTTATTCTTAATCGCCACTAATTGAAGCTTCGCATCGAAGTAAACCAATTTATTTTCACCCTCAGTATATTTAGGTATTCCATTAATAAATTTCATCAATACTTCTTCCGAAACCTCTGGCAGACCTGGCTGATTCAATCTTGGTAATCGGCTCAATGCGTGAACAGACAAATAGATACCTTCTTTTTCAAATCTTACATACGCTTCTTTTGACTTCTGTTTAAACTCAGAAGACCATTCCTTTTTATCGATATCAGAATATGTATCGACTTTCTTTTTCAATGCACTAAATTTCTTAGGTTCATTATACTTCATCTGCCGGAAATCAGCAAGGCTGCCGACATCATCTCCAAGTATATTTCTGTATCGGTAATACTGCTTTGAATCCCTATCCGCATTTCGAATCATATCTGTCGTATATTTACGATTCTGCTTTTTCGTATTTGTTGCTACTCTTCCACGCATATCATAATAAATACGCTCTCTTTCTTCTGTCAGACCCATCTTCTTACAGAACCGGCTATACTCATTCAACTGCCCTTGATACTTGGCTCTTGCAATCATGATATCATCCGGATCAGCTCCGCCCTTCTTCAAAAGGTCAACCTTTTCACGCTGCGCCCGCATACAAGTTTCCATCTGCCTCTGCCGTTGCTTTGCTTCGTAAAGAGTGTATTCTTTACCGTTAAAGGTATTCGGCGTGTTTTCCTTGCGATTCTGCTCTTCCAGCCACTCGTCTGTCCAGTTCCGAACGGAAATACCCGGAACAAAAGGATAGTACATGTGATAGCAGTTGGCGCCGAGCAATCCAGTTACACTTCCAAGTCCACACACCGTTGTAAGCTCTTCTTTACTGTAAACCCTCCCCTGCCACACCGCATGGGTTGGTCGAGCTCCGGCGTGCCATTCCACCTCGAAATGCTCCGTTCCGAGCTTTTCAGCGTTCATTTCAGATATCTTGCCAGACAACTGCGATACCCCGGTCATGACTGCCCTGCGTGCTGCCACATCCACTCTGTTTGCCCTGCCGGATGCATAATCGATCTGCCGCAATCCACTGTTTGTCAAATGTGTTACAGTTCTTCTTAAGACCGTATTGTAATCAAATGCACCAGATACAATATCCATGCAGGCGGCATCCAAATACTTCTGGTACACTTGCGCCAACGGAGTCAATACCGGTTTCCCTGTTCCATAATCCAGATAAAAACCAAGAGACTTTGTGATATTTTGCAATTCAGCTCCACTCTGTCTGATTAATCCTTCTGTAATCTGCTGCAGCTCCTCATTCTCTTCGTAAGGAATAAATTCTGCATTAACCTGTTCGTATACTTCCTTATTCCGGACATATTCCCAATCAATGACTTTATCATACAACTCGAACATCTCCGGATATGATTTACCCAACGCTTCTTTTAGCATATTTTCAATGTCTTCAGATGAATACCCCAGAATCTTTAGCCGGTTAATCTGCCAGTCCGCTGTGCTTGTGATTTCTCCAGTTTTTCTTATCCTGCGAACGATATCTTCCATGATCCGAATTTCCAGATCTGAAAAGTTTTTTTCAATCTGACCGGACAACTGTTTCTTGTAGTCTTCTCTCAATCAGATCACCTACTCCATAACTTGATTTTGTTCCGGAAGCATCTTCTTCGCCGTGGATTCGTCCTCATTATACCATTTCATCCGATATTCCAAATGCGACATCACGCCCATGCTCACGTCCTGTCTGTCCTGCTGCCGTTCTGCTTCCTCATCGGTCAGAATTGAATCGTTGAATTTGCAGGAAAACTCATACCCGGAATTCAGCATGCTGTTGTAAAAGGCAAGTCCTGCGGCAAAATCTTCCAGGCAATCATACAAATTGTTCTGAATTGCGGTTACCCGATTATACTTCCGGTTCTTTGATACTTTTATCTCTGTTGCTGTCTTAGCGATTTCCTGCACATCCGATAAATCTCCGTAAGCCAAGCCAACAGAAAATTCAATTTCTCGCTTATACTCTTCAAGTCCACGCCTAAAGGCTTCGTCTCGCATTTCCGGAGAATACTCTTTCAGAAGCTCCTGGTCTTTCCCCGCTTCCAAATTCAGCCCTCGGTAAAGCCTTTTATTAAGCCTTGCCATCCCAAATCTTCCGGTTGATTTATCTTGTTTTAATGCTTTGCCATCAACATGGATGGCTCGTTCCCCCGATTCATATTCCCAGTCAAGCCTCGCCCCCTGGATGTCTGCTTTTCTGATCAAGTCTATCGCCGAATCGTATACAGATACCCCGCAGACCGAACCATCCACCTTATTCTTGATCGGATTCCGATAATACCCAAAATCCATCCGACTCATACCCGGATATGTAACAGGACCCGGCTCAATATCCACCCACTCCTCTACTGCCTCCAGACTGCACGGAAGCCCGATATCACTTGCAGTCTGAGAATGGAAACATCTGTTTTCTATGGTCAGGTTTCCCTTTATGAAATAATGCCTTTCAAACCGCGTAAAGTAATCCGTATCCCCGACTTTCTTCACTGTCAGAAAAGCCATATCATTCGGATTACCGTCATCTCCGAAGCTGATCGGAATGATCTTGTCTGCGGCTACGAACTCTGCAGTCGTTCCGCCTAACGGCTTCAAAGCAAACGAACCGAGCGCAAGTCCTTCCTGTAAATTTTCATTCAACCTTGCAATATTTTTTTGATATATCTTATCCAGACGCTCATTACTCACGCCGGTTTCCATTTCCACCAGAACGCAATCGGCAAACTCACGGCAGATGCCTTCTTCTATCCCCAAAGATACGATGCTGTCAGTGATCCAGCCTGCCTGTCCATTCAGCATATTCTTCCATTCGTTTATCGCATCGATCATAGCACCGGAAAGAGTAATATCCTTGCCAACGATCTGTTTTAATGTCGTATATCCAAACATCCGCATTAGTCCTTTCCAAAGTTTTCTAATTCCATCAAACATCTTCCACCTCTTCAATCAGATATTTCATATCACGTTCAATCGTGTACTCGAACGCATCCAGACTGTCAATATCAGTGCTGCCATCGTCCAGACGTTCATCTTTTTCGACAACCTCTTTGTTCCAAACCGCATCCGAAAACGCCGTCTCCAAGCTTTCGCTGTCTTTTGTAATAAAAAACCTTCCTGCCCCCATGAGCTTGACGGTACATCTGATTCTGTCGTTTATCGTTGCTTTTTTTGCCTTACGAACCGATATCCAAGGATACTGTTTCTCCACTGCGTTCCGAATAGAATTTCCAAGAACCGTCTCCGCATTATCGTAATAAACGGTTTCCACATTGCAATATTCCACATAATCTCCGTGTCGGGTCACAATCCCATATTCTTCAATCACATCTCCAACAAAATCGCAGAACATCTTATCCAACATATTGCTGTCAATATCCTCATTTTCATCCTTTGCCATGATTCTGCGGGATTTTAGTGCAATCACGTCTTTGTAGTTATCCGTATACCCTCTGGCAACAAATGAATGCCCGGATTGATTTCCACCAAAGTCCAAACCGATTTCAATGGATATGATATCTTCTTTCTGGAACTGCTTATGCTCTGGATCAAGCGACAGCTCATCCACAACTTCACATCGGTACGCATCCGGATTATCTGCAAAACGCTTATAGATTGCCCCCTCTGCACGTTTCCACATTCCTAGTATAAGCCGATCATAGTAGATTGTACCCTCGTATTCTTTGCAGAGCTGCTGCACAAATTCTTCTGGGAGAAACGGATTGTCAAAAATGGTGTATCTCTGCAGATAAATATCCAGCTCCACATTATCTAGAAACTCTTTTAGCCAGTGTGTGGGGTTCTCCGGGTTGCAGGAACCATCAAAACAGGAATATGGTTTATCAAGACGAGATTTCAGCATTTGGAATACTTCTTTGTTCCACTTTGCCACCTCGTCTCCGTAGCAGTATTTAATGGATGCCCCTTGAATCTTTGCCACTTGACTGACCTTTTCCGCACCCAGACAGTAAACATCCTCTCCACAGATCCGCGCTACATTCCGGTTGTTAATCGTTCCGATCAACTTGTCTGTGTAAATCTCTCGCATCGGCTGCAAAACATTTCGTTCGATAGACTCTTTCGATACGCCAAGAATCACATTTAATCCTGGCTTGCCTGCACGCTCTCTGATCCGGAAAGGAATCACAAACGCAGTGTCGACATAAGACTTTCCGGATCGCACAGCTCCGGATTTAATATTCCAACGATGCGTCGCATTCACAATATACTCATTCTGTTTCTTGCTTAACTGCATTATCACGCACCTCTTTTAGTATCTGATCCAGTTTATCAAGAGCCTCTTCCGTTTCATTTTCACCAGTAACCGCCTGCTTGCGTGCTTTCTTAAGCTCTGTATCTGCTTCACGGTTCAACCGGTTCTCGTCAGGTTCAGAAGACTGGCCAGAGTATTTTGCAACAAAGGTGGCTGCCTTCGTATCTCCAGCCAACGCCTCTTTAATCTGCGCCATCAAAAGAGCTGACTCTAAAGTACACTCAACACCAAGTGCCTCTAGAACCGGCTTCCATTCTTCACTATCTATTTCAGCAGTAAGCAGCATGTTCAGCGTCTTCCGGAAATCTGCTTTCCGACGCCTCGCTTCTCCGCTTGCTTTACCTCCTTTTGATGTAATAATCCGTAGTTCGTCCGTTGTTCGATGATCAAATCCTTTATCTTTTATGTTTTCATAATTCGCCACGTCACCACCTTCCTCTACTTAAAATTTTGCATTAGAAAAGCACCCTTTCGGATGCCTTATACCTGTCTGTTCTTCGGCTCCACCGCTTCAGACCGGACATTGTGTGTCTGGTTCTGATTCTCCGGTTTTACCTTTTCCGTTATGCTGTTGAACTTATTCAAGTTCTTCTGTCTGTTTTCCTGCTCCTGCTGCTTTTTGTTCATACCATCACCTCGGGGATAGTATGTGCACAGGAAATGGAATTATGTATGAGAAAAGCACCCCGAAGGGTGCTATTCACAATTTATATAACTAGAGAATTAGTTAGCACTTTTTGTTATTCCAAGAACGCTCATAATCGCATCCTGAAGCAATTTTGAATAGTTGATTCCAGCTTTTTCTGCTTCTACATTCATCCAGTATGGAATCGTACAATTTTTCTTTACCGCTTTGTTATCCACCTTTCTTCTGTATTCCACAAAATCAACATCAACTAATGTTACAATATCTTCTTTTGCCGCATTAATTCCTGCAATATTGGGTTCCGGAAGTACTTTTCCTTCATCCATCAAGTCTATTCCCATGAGACCGATTGCATCCCTTGCCATTTCCATTGCGTCTGCAATATCCATTCCCTGTGTCGCAATATCAAAATCCGGGATCTCCACATAGAAAAATCCATCATCTTCTTTCGATATTACAACAGGATATGCCCTTCTTCCTTCTTTCATTGTGATTCCTCCTCCACACATATAAACGCGTTCTCACTTAATAAAACTTCAAGAAAGTGGGACTATTTCAGTCCCAACTTCTTAATAATGTTTCTTGCAAGTCTCTCGTTGATATCTGGATGTCTCGGAATGGGTTCGCTCCTATGACCATCCGTATATATGTCATGGTTTCCACCATTTCTCTTTATATACCACCCGTTATCTTCAAGCAACTTAACTAATTCTCTACGTTTCATTAAGCAAGCTCCTTTCTCTTTATACGTATATTATACGCATAAATATATCCATTGTCAATAGTAAATACGCATTTTATACGCATTTCTTTAAATCAAAAAACGCCCCGCAAATGCAGGACGTCTTTACTTGGTTTATGCAAGAGTAGGGGGAAGAGCCGCAGGCGCTTTGCCTTTTGGCTCTAGTATTATTATACATATGCTTTTTATGCGTGCTATGCGTTTTCTAAATAATCATCAATTCTTCTGCTCACACGGCTCTGATCTAAATGTACCGCTTTCGCAACCGCCTTCTGTTTTCTCCCCTCGACGAAGCACATCCTGAAGATCCGCCTTGTAATGCCATCAGTTATCGCTTCCACCCATTCCTCTATCTCCACACATTCCTGCTCCAGCTGCTCCTTCCGTCGCTGATCCCGGTCCTGAAGGCGATCATACTTCTCCTTGTCGAATCCTACCACACCCTGTGGCATGGGATATCCCTTGCTGTAATCAAAGATTACGTCATTCCCTATCAACCCCTCATCTCTCCATCGGTTTTTGAGTATGTAATCCAGCTCCAGAATCTCATCCTTTTTACTCCGGTATCCCTGGAGCAGCTCCTTTGTTATCTCCACCCGCATCACCCCTTAATCCACATCGTCTCTGTAAATATTCCCACGTTGTCTCCCGCCGGATCTGCTGCCCCTGCGCCCGGATCAGCGCGGCAGCGCTAGGTTCGTTTGTATTGCTCAATGTATCAGCTCCTTTTTCGGTCTGCCACGTTTCCGCATCCCTTTTAATCCATATGCTTTTATGCCTGCTACCACCGTTGCCACTGATATGTCTAACAAATATGCTATTTCTACGTTCGACTTTCCTTCGTCCACATATTTTTTCAGTTTCTCTACGTCGTAACACTTTCTGTACATTCGTTTCCGTGATCCGTCTTTTCCCGCATCGCTTTCCATTTTTACCTCTCCATTAAAATCAACTTAATTCAACCGATCTAACGGACATTCGCCACTCTCTCGTTGCATATCACACTCGCCGTATCTCAGCATTTCTTTTCCTCCTTGTATGGTTCTGGAAGAGGTTGCCATGCAATAACATTATGCTTATTTGTATACCATCTTTCTCCCTCTTGTTTTCTAGTCCACCATTCTTTTTCGCGATTATTATACACTCCCATACATACTTCTCCATCTTCAAGAGTAACCAGTTGCATATCATAGATTCCTTTATGATTATCTTCCGGTAACCGCCCTTGTACCGGAATCCAACCGTTATCATCACAAGATACCTTTGCTTCTCCGTAAAACTCAAAGTAATCATTAAGCCATTTAACAACATAATCCAATTTGAAAGAACTATACCCTATGGTGTATTCATCTTCACCGACTTTTTTAAACTTAATATGATAATATGGTTTTCCATCAATTTGTCTGGTTATTATCTCTGCGCTTGTTACTTTCTCTTTTTCAACTTTTTCCATTTCAGAAATAGTTTCATCCATGTGTGAACGGATAAACTCTGTTGCTTCTTCAATTCCTTGTACAATATATGTACATTTATCCTCTTTGTTTCTTCTTTGATACTCAACGATATCGTCAAGATCGCATTCGTATACATCTTTTGTATATTGCGTTACCTCTTCCAAAATCTTCTCTAATATTTCCATATAGTTCATCTCCTAAGTATAATTCACATTCTATTTTTTATATAATCTTCAACATCACTTTTTGCATTTTCCGGCTCACAATAAATCCTGCATCCTGTCACCGTGCTGTCCACTAAATCAGAATCATTAAAATCTGCGCCATTCTTTTCAAGCCATGTGTCTAATTCATTACATACGTCAATCAAATTCTTTGCAAGTTTCTCGCGCCGGTCAATAAGTCTTTGAACTTTCTTCGGAATTTTCATCACTCCACCTCCAACAAACTATTTCTTAAATTCACATGCTAAAATCTCGAATTCCACATCGTCATGCAACTTTCCATCCAGTAGTTTTGCAACCTGTCTATGATAAGCACACTCTCTACCGCCATGCTTTTTAATAAAATTTCTATATCCTTTAACTGCTGGGTTCTCGACAAATGCACTCCATGATACTCTATTCATGCCGTGTTTTTCAAATAAATCACAAATCACTTTATAAACATCTCTTGCGAACTCTATATGATTTCCAAAACTTATAATTCCGAAGTTATCTGCACTCATTGTTATCCAACTTATACGATAAGATATGTACCCAATCACATTTCCATTGTTATCAACTGATGCGAAATGATGAGCGTCATAATTATTGTCAGGAATTGTTGGTAGTTCGCTCCCTGTCCATCCGCTATAGAACATATATTTAAGGTCGTACCATGTCCTCAAAAAAAGTTTTTCTAATTCCTCTTTGTATAATTGCGCTGGTTTTAGCATCACTTCACCTCCAATCAAAATGAATATGCTACCCAAAAATATTGCGTACTTCCTTCAATCGGATAGTAATATATTCCATCTCCGGAATCTTCCCCGCGCATCCATTGGTCACAATATTCTCCATCTGTTTGTTCTTCTCCGTTTGGTTCTTGAGATACCCCAAAACCGTCTATCCAAAAATCCTCAAAACCATTTTCATTAGCAAACTCTTCCAATTCTTCATAAAGTTTATCTATTTCTTTTTTTAGCTCCTTATATCTTTCTGCTTTACTTGCTATTTCTTTAGGTGCTTTCATTTATCTCTCCACCTCCAACAACTCCTGATTATCGAAAATGTTTCCGATAACCTCGGCATCTTCTGGTTCTACAGATTCTCCAAGGAAACTCAATTTACTCACTTATTTTTCTTCCTGTGCGAACTTGTAATTTAATTCAAGAAGTTTCTCAAAAGTCATATCGTCTTCTCCAAGATACAAACATTTGCATTTACCAAAACGTTCTGTATATTTTTTAATTCTTTCTGGTCTGTTCTCGTATAAATCACCTTTTGCATAATACTTAGAAGAACACAAATGAGATGCTAAACATTCTCCTTCTTCCGTAATCAAATAATAAATACCGTCAATATTTTTTATTCCATTTGTGCTATTACTGCATACATATAATTTCATATTTTCCACCTTTCCGTTCCCAACAGTCACTCGCAGGGAACTCAAATATATTATTCCGACCAATCAATCTTCTGTCCACAATCACAAACCGTCATAGTATCATCAATAATTTCATTGCAACAAGGACATCTGCCAACAGCTCCAACAACGATACCATTATCTTTGACCAGACTTCTTTTTACTGCTTCCTTTGGCAACTGCTTTTCCAGTGCTTCGATTGCAGTTCTGGCATTATCGGCAACCATTGTATGATCACATCTATCATAGTTATCGCACTCTTCACACACTGTATCGTCTGCAAATGACTTCATGCAATATATCGCTTCTCTAACTTTCTTTTCGTTCATCTTTCATCACCTTCTCGTAGCATTCTTTTAATTGTTCATCGGAATAGTTTCTAAAAGTGCAAGTTCCGCTATCTCTCAAAGCACATGTGCTCAAACATTTTCTTTTATTGCAGAACTCATAACACGCACCAATCATCTCTTCTCTACTTGGTTCAACCTCAATCTTCTCTCCTGTCAGTTCTTCCAACTTCTGTCGCATTGCTTCGGCAGTCATGCGCTTGGTTTCTTTGCGATCCCAGATAATTTCAAGATTGCAATCTTCAAGTAGACCTTCTAAATTGCTCGAGCAATCATTCCTTACCTTAAAAACTCTAACAATGTCATATGCTTTATTGTGAAATGAATGTTCTGTTAAATCATCCCCATATCTGCTTAACCTGTTGTAACCACTATTTCTTGTAGCTATATTTCCAAGCACAAGGTATCTTCCTCTTTCTCTTGTTTCAATCACCATACCATCTTTCAAATCTGCTTTTGTAAATTCTTTCTGCATATTTTATTCCACCTTAATATTCTTAAATTTTTCTATATTTACAAAATCCATATATACCATTAACAGTTTCAACATACACTCTTTCCACGCCCTGATTCCATGATTCTTTATGTCCTTTAAAATCTGTAAATGCATAACAATAAATATTTCCATCTTCATTTTCATCAACAAACCATATGTCTTTTTTATTCGTTGCAGTCAAAATAAATGGAGTTTCTACAGTAAAAATAAATTTTTGACTATTTTGTAACTGTACAATTGTAGTTGGAAGGTAATTTACATTAAACCCATCTAAATTTTGTTTAGGATCTTCATCATATGGCTCATATATGTAAACAACATCTGTTTCACCGTTATCACCAATTTCCCAAATATCTTTGATTTTCTTCCACAGTCTATTCTTCACACTAGGCTTGCTGCAAATAAAAATATTATTTCCAGTAAGTTCTAGTAATTTACACTCTTCAAATCCTTTTCCTTCTTTAATTTCAATCTGACGAATCATTTCATGCTACTCCTTTGTTATTCTGTTTTTTCTATTTACATACTTGTCAAAATCTTCTTTCATATATGTATAATTCTCTTTTTGATTCTTAATATATGTTTTCTGTCTGTTAAAAAAATCTAAAAACCATTCATCTAAAACCAAATCTTCTTTATATGAATATGCTACAATTCCGATCAATGAGTTACGATTCTCTGGATTTAATAATGAAGAATTGTTGTCTACATCCAAGGTTAAAACCTCTAAATCTTCTTCATAGCATTTGATATCTTCTTCTGTCGGGTTCTCATATACATTAGTATTTACAAAGTCAATCGCCGACTGATTTATCTCTATTTCTTCTATATTATTCTTTTCTTCAGCCTCAATTCCCAAAAAATCTTTTAACAATGTTTCCAACAGGTCTAACTTTTTCATGATAAGAGGCTTCTTTTTAGTGCCTGTTTCTTCATCTAAAGAATCAAAACTTATACCATTAATTTTTTTACTATGTAAATCCGCCTGTAATGCACATAGAAATTCATAAAACCGCTTATCTTCTAGTCTGTATCTCTCTGATAACTTGTCAAATTTATTAAATAATACAAACCAAAGGAATGAGTTTTTGGAATTAAACATCCCTGCGGTTTCTTCTCTTGTCACAGAAACCAATCTTTCTACATGTAAATAGAAATCTACAAAAACATTCTCTGTTGCATTATCTGTAAGATATTCACACATCTTTCCAAAATCACTGTTATAGGCATCCGGAAACTCCGAAAGCACAATAGATTCAACCAGCATTCTTCTCAGTGTACCTGCTGTGATATTTGCTTTTGTGTATGATGTCTTTTTGCAATCAGGTTTAAAGAAATCCATTTTCAAAATATTATCCACAAGTTCTGCATATTCTTCATCAAATCCTGTCCATCCACTTTGCGCTACATTCATAGACCTACATCTATTGAATCGTGAAATGTCGTAAGCGATATCCATTTTTGTGCAGTTTAAATTGAACATAACTGGAAGCTGATATTCTTTAAATCTGTCTTGCAATTCGTCTGGAAGTTGCGAAAACTTCTTTCCACCAATATCAAAAACTTTCTTTTCTGGAACCGGAAACCCATCTTCATTCAACACAACATTTCCATCTTCATCCAATTTATCAGATTGATATTCAATGTTTCTAATCTTAATATTTTTTGAAATAGCAAACCCATCATGCATAAAATCATCAATATTCGTACATCTCTGCTTTCCATCAATAAGCCAAAGCATCTGGATGCCATTCTTAATTTCCTCTGAGATAATAACCTGAGTCAATGCTCTTCCCTGAAGAATATCTGACATTAATTCACTTTTGGTCTTCAAATTCCACTGTCCAGAAGTTCTCTGGAGAATATGATCGTCTCTCAGTCTATGCTTCCTCAATTTCTTGCTGATTGCCTCAAGTGAGTAACTTGTGTTCTTTGTTTTTTCTGATGTTCCCATTGTTATATTCTCCTCTTCTATTACTTCAAAAATATTGTCTTGCAACTCAGATTCTTCTCTTAATAAAAACTTTTTCTTCTCATAGCTACGCATATCACTTATACATGAATAGTAGTCTGTGTCCGAGATATGTAATTTTTCTTTAATCTCATAGTCACAATATCCCTCACTTAACAGCTTTGCAATTTCACGTTGCACACCTCCTAGAGATTTTAAAAACGCTTTTACATTTTCAGACATTAAAGAACTATGTGTTGATAAACATTCTCTTTCAATACTAATTCCAGAATCAATTATTTCTGCCAAATCATTTCCATCATCATTCGGCGCATCAAAGGAAATATCTTGAATAGGTATATTATTATTTTTTTCATCTTTAACAATATTTCCATTCTCATCTTTTAAAACATTGCATCTGCAACCTCTTGTATCATCTCTCATCCACTGAATGAATTTACGTCTTAAATTTCCAGTCAGGAATGTTTTAAATTGAGACTTTTGTTTATTGTATGTTTCTATGCTTTTTCCCAGAGTATCCACTGCAACATCATATAAATCATCATAATTCATGCGCGGAATATTACACTTTATAAGAATTGGATCGCATATCTTCCTCAACTGTTTCATATTATTATCACAATAGTAGTTCACAATCTTTAGTTGTTCTTCGGTCAATTTTGACCATTCAATTTCTTGTTTCTTTCTCATCTCTACCTCCGTGATAATATAATTTTATGTAGTATTCTCTTCTACAAATCAAATAGTTCTTGTAATACTCTTGGAGCATATTGTCTGTTATCTAATCCTTCAATACACTTCATAATCTCATCTGTTGCAGTTTCGCTTATTTTCTTTCCTAGAATAATTCCTAAAACCTGCAACTCGTTCTTGATTGACCTACGCTTTACTCTTCTATCTTTGAGTATCTTGTATGCTTTATAACCCTGTGCAGCATTGAGATTTGTAAATTCTATGTAATGCAAACAATCCTGAATTTCTTTTTCAACATCCGATAATTCTTTTGATAGCACATCTTTTCTGTCTGTTGCATCTTTTGCAAGACCATTCAAATCTGAAATCCTATCAATCCAACGCTGAATATTATCTGATATAAGAACTTTCTCGGTGTTGTGAGATATCTCTTCCTTGTTTACCTGTTTTACTCCATCGGGCGGTTTGTCATATTTTTCTACCCGGAACGCTGCTCTAAGTGGTTTTGATAAACTGTTCTCAAAAATTCTTTCTGCCTGTTTCTTATTATAGATGTCAGCCATACTTTCGCTAGATGTTGGGATGTATTTACCATTATGCATACGATAAATAAATCTTTTTCCATCGGTAATAACATATTGTGCCATCTTAATTCACTTCCTTCTGTTTTATTTTTTTAATGGATCGTGCCAGACTCGAACTGGCGACTTCACGTTTATGAGACGTGCATTCTACCAACTGAATTAACGATCCTTAGTTTTACCACGTACACCTACGACATATTACATTTTGTAAATATACATGATGAATGTGCTTAGTGGGATTTGAACCCACACTCCTATCGGAATCAGATTTTAAGTCCGAAGCGTCTTCCTATTCCGCCATAAGCACATAACTGGACTAGCTGGATTTGAACCAGCAAAATAACAGGGTCAAAACCTGCTGCGTTACCTTTTCGCCATAGCTCATTAATGCATTATGCTCTATTAAATTTACAAAACTTGGAAATTTTAGCTGAAACGCTTGACACTTTTATATATGTAAATTAAACTAATAGTGTCTATGTAGCTGTTGCTATATATTCCTTCAAATGATCCAAAATGGATTGTTTGATGTGTGATTGAAAGTAGGTTGTGTACCCGGAGGTGTTGGCGCACCGTTGATGGGATACCAACCTATTTTCTTTTTCGGGAGCAAACGCAGAACATTTGTTCTTTTTTATATTTTATATGTTACCACTTCCATTTTGATTTTGCAATAGTTTTAGAACATTTGTTTGGTTTTTTATTTTCTATTCTTTGAGCAGTACAATTTTTTGAATTCCTTTTGGCTTTATATTGTGTATATCTTGCTTTTCAGAAAACAGTTTTAATTGTTTAACAAAATCATCACACAGCGAAGTGGCTGTTTGTATATCTTCAAAAATTTCCGGATATTCTTTCCGTTCTTTTTTCACAAAGCTAACATTTGCCTTTGTGTCTTTGAGGTCTTGTATGGCAACCAACACTTTTGCATTTTTATCACATCGTTGCATCGCTTCTTCTATTGTTAATTCTACATACTTCATTCCAAACAACCTCCTAATTATCTATTCTCCCCAATTACTAAAATAAACTTCTTTAATAGCAAGTTGGTCTTTTTCATCAGTGATTCTACCAAGAAGTTTTATAATACGTTCCTCTGACACTTGTCTCATACACTCTCCTAGCACTACCGAGTTTTCTTTCAATCCTGTTCCTCTTCCTTTTTTGATTGGAGTATGCGTTGGAATATGATGTTTCCTTTTAGCAGTAGTACATGGCATTACTAATGTTGTCGGCGAATGATAGTTTCCAATGTCATTTTGAACAACAATAGCAGGACGCTCCCCATCTTGTTCAGATCCAACATTCTCTCCAAAATCAACAAGCACTACATCAAATTTTTTAATAGATTGTTTCACTCTAACGCAACCTCCTTTCATTCTTTTTTAATTTTCTCTTTTTATGATTAACATTATATATCTATAGGTATTATATGTCAAGATATATTATTGATAAATATTATATTTTTTAGTATAATAACAACAAAACTATCAACTAAACAAATGAGGTGAGATAATGATTAAATTAAGACTCAATTATCTTCTGCAACAAAAGAAAATGTCTGCTTACAAATTATCAAAATTAACTGGAATTTCTACTAACCATATTGGAAAAATGGTACATGAAGAAACTTCTCTTATTCGCTTTGATACCCTTGAAAAAATATGCAAAACGCTAAAATGCACCCCTAATGATCTTTTTACTTCCGATGATCCACAAATGCAAAGATTATTACTTCTCTCTAATTCACAATCATCTCAGCCTAAAGACCTCGAATCTTCCGATCGTACTGATCGTATAGAGGACGATAGCGACAAATAGTCCTATCGCCCTCTATTTCTCTACATTCCTTCTAAGCTTACACCATATGTTCCATCTGTATAATTGTTTACCGTTACAGCCATGCTACTATGCCCTAATTGCTGCTGAACAAAAGCAACTCCAAATTTCTTTTCCATCATAGTTGCATACCAATGACGCATCATATGTGGTGTAATACCGTCTCCATAGTTTTTGAAAATTTTTTTAATATTATCCTCATTCAGACGTTTGCCATTTTTATTTAAAAGTAATGCGTTTGAATCTATGATATTTTCTATTGTCTGACGAACTTTTAACCATTCTATGATTTCTATCATTGCGCTTTCTGTCAATAATACTTTTCTCTGTTCTTCTATTCTATATTTCTTCTTCCCAAGAACCTTGATATATGCTCTATTGTCTGTTTCATCACCATTTAGATATATATCTGTTAAATCCAAACCTGCAAGTTCTGATTCTCTGATTCCAGTCCCCTTTAAAATCATAAAAACAGTTAAATTTCTTTCTCGTATACACGGGTCGGTTTTCTGTTTAATTCTAGTTTCCATCAATAATAACTGTTCTTCTGATGGCATTTTTAATACTAAATTATTATTAGATGTAACAAAATCATATGGCACAGATTTTATTATATTGTTTTTTACTGGACACCGATTTGTTAAGGATAAGTAGTTCCAAAAACTACTAAGCATATTTTTTTTTATATATACTGATCGAGATGACATTCCTTTTTCAAGATATTCTAAATATGAAGTTATATCTACGATATCTATGTTAAGGAAATCTTCTGGCTGTATTTCTGCTATATTTTTTCTATTAATAGACTTTTTTTCTATCATGTATTCCAACATTGATCGAATTGTTATCCAGTAATTAATCTTGGATATAGAACTCTTCAATAAGACAAAATATCTCTGAATAAATTCTGGAACTTGTAGTTTTTCAAAATCTTTAACTAATCTTTCATATAATTGTTTTTGTTTCTCATCTTTATAACACATATTTTTCTTCCTCTCCTACAGATCGAATGTTTCTAATGTGTCTATTTTTGTTTTAAGGTATTCCATTGCATCCATTCGCTTAGTTATAATTTTACTTGACTGATCCATATATGCACTATAAGCAGCTTGTTCTTTAGATAAATTATTTTTAGCCAAATATTCTATAATTCCCATTGAAGTAAGCATCCTACTTTGAGATTCTGATATTTTCCCTTTCGATTTACTATCCAAAATAATTCACCTCCATTCAATACATTATTCTCTCTTTTCTTTCTTCCATTTTTCCGGATGCAAATTTCCATACAGTCTTTTCCAATCAGCTTTTGGCATTGTGTGTGTTGCATGATCCATTTTAACAACTACATGTTTCTCTTTACCTACCATAAATTTTCCAATAACCATATTTATTTCTTCTCCTTTTCTCTTTCTAA